AAATTAATATGCTTTTCTACCCTTCAGAACCCTATAAAAGTAATATAAAAGTGTTCAAATTCTAAAGAATTTAAACACTTTTATATACTTTTTAGTGCCTGCAAGTCTGTAAGATTTCCTATATGACATGCATCATTATATGTTAATGCTTTTTGCATTCTGTTCAAGACTTCTACATCATACATTTTGTGCATTGCATCATCTACATGTTTCTCTTCCTCTACAACTTCCTTATTCTCTATTTCATTTTCTGAATTATTACTTTTGATTTCACTTTTAACATCATCAAAATTCATCAACGTAAATTTTCTTTGTTCTTTTTCATTTTCGATTGCTGCAAACCAGTTGTCAATTGGTGTTCTGGAACACGTTCTGCAAATTTCATTTACTTCTGCAACTGTGAGACTCTCCTCAGTCATTCTTGTTGTAACTTTGTCAATTTGCATATCATCTAACATGTATTCTTTATCAACGTCATTTATATATGAAGCGTCATATAACTTAATAAATTCAGTACATTGTTCTTTTGTCGCTATATTTGGAACATAAATGATTTTGTCAACGCGTCCTCTCCTCATTCTTAATCGTACCTCTGGCGGAATGTCTTCTGGGACATTTGCAATCATTATAATTGCTTTTGCATTAGGAGTATATTTTCCCTCTAACAAATCACATAGGGTGGCCATATTTCCATATTCTGATTTTTTTTTATCATTTTTAAATAATAAATCATTTGCATCTATATTATCAAATAGAAATGTACCGCCAATTTTTAGATTAATTAGGCTAAGATCATTATAGGGATTACCATTGAACATCATATTATTGTTGTTAGTATTATTTTTCTTATGAATATCCATCAATGTTTTTTGCAGATTTAATGAATTTAATATTCCTCCTGATAGACCTGCAACAAGACTTGCAAAATGTGTTTTGCCTCCTCCAGGGGGTCCATATATGAAATATCTTTTAACACTTCCATTGCCAATTGTAAGTTTGTTCTGTGATCGTTTAAAATATTTTTTTAATTCAATATATTCTTTTTGAAGTTGTGGGCATAATAATTTGGCTGATGCTTCTGGACAAAAAACATTATTAATAGTATCATCATTATAGGCGGTAACATCTTCTTTAATCTCAACAGCATTTTTTTGAGTCATAAGATATTTATATATTCTAACAAATTTAGAAAAATCCCATCGCCATATTTTCACATGGGTATGCCTGACGTTCTTTCTAATTATATTTGCATATAGTTGTTCTTTATCACTTTTTATAACATTATAACCAAAGTTTTCTGTTACATTTGGAGACTGTTGACTATTTACTGATGTATTTGATGTATTTGATGTATTTGTTATATCTCTTCCATTTTTAATCAGCAAATTATTTTTAGAATCTATTTCAAAATCATATTTATTATTAAAAAATGCTTTATTTACCTCTGCCACACTTTTTTCTTTTTCCAATATGATATCATTAATTGGGTAACCACTGAATGCAATTTCAATCACAAATAACTTTTCAATTAAGTTATAAATAAAGTCAAAAACAGATTTAACAAATGTTGTCATACTTGCATACAAAGTTGTTGTTATCAAAGATACAAACATTGTATCTAAATTTATGCCACTGTGCATCATCATTGAATGTTTATTATCATATAACTTATCTTTAAATATTATTTCGTTTGTTTTCTTTTGATAAAATCATGTAGACTCTGAAAAAAACCAAAAGTGCAAATGTTCTAATGAACATATCGATGCCAGACCAAATTACTATTCCCAAATTAAAATCATCATTTTGGATAACTGCATATATTAAAATAGCAAGTTTAACAAAATATTGAAGTGCATACAACCCTATGTACATATGATAGCTAAAAAGTTGTTTTTTTACAAGCCCGTGAAGTCCCATAAATATTTCAAATTCAAAAAAGACGATTGGAAGAAATAAACAGTCAGACACTATGCCAGACATCAAGACAAATACCATCAACAAAATTAATTTTGTTTTATTTTTGTCTAATGTAGACTGTCTAGATACATAGACTTCACTCATAAGGCTGTCTTCTTCTGTATGATTCATTTTGTCCTTTTGTTATTAACCATATTGATAAAGTATAGAATAGGATGATATAAAATCAATTTTTTATTTTTATTAATTAACTTGTTAATTTATGCCGGACAATTAAAAATTGTAAAATCGCTGATTCGCGATTTTATCATTTTTAATTATTAATTTCATGTTGACACATGAAATTAATAATTAAAAATTGAAAAATATACATAAAAATACAATATATATTAAATATTATTCAAAATGAAAGGGACGTTTAGTTATGAAAAAGGCTGTCTATTTATTAACATTATTGATGCATCAGATTTAGAAAAATATTTAGACAAATGTCCAGAAGCATGCAGAAAACTGCAACAGGATAGAGACAATGGCAAATATCACTTGACTGTATGTATACCAAGTGAATTAAAAACAACAGACATCAAGTTTGATTCTGTTGAAGTTGATGTATTGATTTATGGATTTTCACAAAATGATGGATGTTATTATTTGGTTTGTGGATGTAGTGAAGCAGACAATTTAAGAAAACAATATAAATTAGAGTCAAAAGATTATCATATTACAATTGGCTATGAGGGACATGATAATCATTCATTGAGTAAAAATATTCGTTCAATTACATTGGAAGATGAAAACATCATTGAAAATGTAATAAGTGTCATTAAGAAAAGTCATGATCATAATAAAAATTTAGATACTGCTAAACAATTATTTGAACGTCACTCAGATAATGCGGATGTTGTCTATACATATGTCAGATGTTTGATCAATTCTAAAGATTATGAAACTGCAATGAACCTTGCAGATTCATTAGTCATATTATCACCAATAAAAGGCTATCTAGTTCAATTCAAATTAAAAAAATATTTAAATCTATTGAATAATACTTTTGTTGATTCAATAACAGAAAACTTGCTGAGAGAGACAAAAGTAGAACAATCAAAAGATCTTGATTCTTTATTATCATTTATCAATGAATTTATTATTTCAAATAATTTAGATAAAACAAAATCTTTATTGACATTGGAGAATAACAAAATAGAAACAATTGAAACACCAATTAACTTTAGTAAAGTGGATGATAAATTGTATGGATCTGGTTTGATTAAATATAAACATATGAATGTGTTAAGATTATTTGGCATAACACAAATTATAAATTTGATTGGAGAAGAAAAACCACATGAAGATTACATAAAATTCGCCAAAACAAATAATATTAATGTTCACTATTTTCCAATTGATGATTTTAGAGATACTGATATTGATGTTATTGATAAAATTTTAGATATTCTAAAAGATAATCATACTGTTGTGCATTGCAGAGCTGGTGTTGGCAGAACAAATATGGTTTTAGCATGTTACTTGATTAAATATTTAGGAAAGTCGCCGTCAGAAGCAGTTACAATTTTGGAAAATAATAGAAAAGTACATTTGTCGTTGCCACAAATGTTATTAATCAAAGATTATTATAAAAAATGCAACAGTTCTTCCCAACAAGAACATTTTAGTAAATATGGAATGGTTATGTTGATGGGATTGCCATTATCTGGAAAAAGCACATTGGCGCAAGACTTTTTAAATAAATATTTAAATGTTGTACATATAAACCAAGATGAATTAGGTAAAAAGGATTGTGAAAAATTATTTGTACAAAAAGCAAAACATTCACCAATTATTTTAGACTTATGTAATCTTACAAAAAACCATAGGAAAGAGTGGATCATGTCATATAAAGATACAGCGTCAAAAAAGATATGTGGAATATTCTTTAATTTAGACATTGGTGTATGTTTAGAAAGAGCAAAACATAGACAAGACCATCCAACACTAAAAGCACATTCAGCGCCCAAAATTTTAGAAGAAATGAGTAAAGTAGTAGAATTGCCTGTATTGAGTGAGGGATTTGATGAATTATTCATAGTTCATGATCAAGATGAATTAAGCAAATTAAAGATGAAATTAAACTTGGCAGATGATATTGACATAGATACTCTAATTAAATTTCCAAGAACAAAACATTTGATTAACCTAGGTTCTGCAACAAGAGATGATTTATTATTTGACAAAGATGAATTACATGATTTCCTAAAACATGAATTGTCCATTGAAGAAAAAGTAGATGGGGCAAATTTAGGATTATTTAGAAACAGTGAAAATAAAATCATGGCACAAAACAGATCTCATTTTGTCAATTCAGCATATCACGAACAGTTCAAATCACTTGACAACTGGATTGAATCAAAGTCAATTGAATTACATAATATATTTGAAAAAGGCAATTATGTGTTATATGGAGAATGGCTGTATATGAAACATTCTATTAATTATGATGCCTTGCCAGATTATTTCTTATTATTTGATGTATATGATCGAAATATAAAAGAATTTTTGTCGAGAAATAAGATTGCTGAATTAATTGATGGATCTTCACTCAAATTAATTCCAGTGTTGTATCAAGGCAAATTGAGTTTAGAAGAATTAAAAAAAATGGTCAATCATAAATCAAATTTTTATGATGGAAAGGTTGAGGGAATTTATGTCAAAGTGTTTGACGGAGACATTGTTAAATTAAGAGGGAAAGTTGTCAGAAGTGACTTCTTAGGCAATGATGAAGAAAGTGAACATGTAGAACATTGGACTAAAGGCAAGTACATCCATAATAAAATATCATATGAGTAAATTATTCAGTTATCATTTTGCATATTTCTGATGTTGATTCAGACAATTTATGTTTTGATGGAATTACACAAATACTTCTATTGTAATGAGTTTCTACTTGTGTAACAACATCTGTTTTTTTATCCCATTTATAAATATTTTCTGTCCATTTCAAAGGATATTCATACATATTTTTTGTTCTTACAATACATTCATTTTCTGTATTCTTTAATATCTCTCCCTTAAGAGAGTCTTTTAATTTTGTACAACGATCATTCATTTTGAATAATATAAATAAAGCTAAGATATATTGATATTTAAATAATCAATTTTTTATCCCATGGATCGATATTTGGAAGAAAAGTATCTCTAAACACAGGGTCTGGCATTGTTATATGTGGAATAGGTCTATAAGGTTTTTTGTATTTCATCGCGTTTTTCAAATCACCAATTCTTAAAAAATATTGTTTCAATCTTTCTCTTGACACGTCACATCCCTTTTCAATGCCTAATAAATAATATTTTTTCATCTGTTCGACGTCATGTTCGATATTTTCATAGTAATCGCCCATGTATGCATAAATGTCTAACCAACCACCACTAATTGCCTTTATTTTTATAATAATCACATAACAGCATAATTGCACTTCCAAGGTGTTTTTCATATGCCATCATTGCATATTTTTTGAATTTTTCTTCGTCAATCAACATATAGGCTTTTGCCAAATCAAGAAACGACGATGCCTTTGACCATGATGCATCTGGAGGTAAAAAGTATATAAATTTATTTAAAACCCATGGGTTTTAAATAAATTTTATATGCTTTTTTACCCTTCAGAACCCTATAAAAGTAATATAAAAGTATTTAAATTCTTTAGAATTTAAACACTTTTATATACTTTTTAGTGCCTGGAACCATTAAAAAATATTTTTCCATTTCTTCATAATTTTTTTCAATGTCTCTGTAATGATATGCTAATTGAAACATTGCATCTTCATTACCTCTTTCAATTGCCATTAAATAATGCCTTTTCATTTCTTCATAATTTCCAATGCGTCTGTAATGATATGCTAATTGAAATATTGCATCTGTCCTACCTCTTTCAAATGCCATTAAATAATACCTCTTCATTTCTTCATAATTTTTTTCAATGTTCCCCACCTATTATATTGTATAATATTGTATACTTTTATAGAAAATCGTATACGCAATACAATCCTTTGCCATCGGTGGTTCGGCAGTCTGACCACTGTCAGATCTCTTTTATTCCTATTATGCTTTTTAGCAATATGTTTCGTGAACCATTCACGTCTCTGTCTATTTCCATT